TCGCCTGCCATGAAGTCCTGCATGTTTTCGTGTTCGAACTGAAGGAACTCATTCAAACAGGCGCAAGCGAGGAGGTCATCATGGCGGCAGAACATCGGATCGTGAACACGCTCGTGGGCCTGTTGGTGCCGGAGCAGTGACATGAAAGCCAGAGTCTCAGAGGACGAGTTCATCGAACTTTGGCGAACCCACAAGTCGGCTATGAAGGTCGCCCAGGTGCTTGGCATCGACGTCGCCAACGTTCACCACCGGCGCCGCCGTATCGAGGGCACGCGCGGGATCAAACTCGAGTCAGTAGCCAAGTCGGCGAGGCACTACGATCACTTGCAGACGGCGGACAAGCATCCGCAGCGCTTCGACCTCGGCATCCTGAACGGGATCGTCGTCGTTTTCTCGGACGCGCACTTCTGGCCAGGCATCCGCACGACGGCGTTCAAGGGCCTGCTGCATGTGATTCGCAACATGCAGCCGCATGCTGTGGTGAACGGCGGCGATGCGTTCGACGGGGCATCCATCAGCCGCTTCCCGCGCATCGGCTGGGACTCGACGCCGACGATCATTCAGGAGCTGAAAGCGTGCACGGCGGCACTCGGCGAAATTGAGGAAGCCGCGAAGACCGTGCGGCACAACGTGGTGCTCCCGTGGTGCCTGGGCAATCACGACGCCCGGTTCGAGAACCGCCTCGCGGCCAATGCACCGCAGTATGAGCAGGTGCACGGCTTCTCGTTGAAGGACCACTTCCCGGCGTGGCGTCCGTGCTGGGCGGTCTGGAACGGCAATACCGTCATCAAGCACCGGTACAAGGGCGGAATTCATGCCACCCACAACAACACGGTGAATAGCGGCGTGAACATCGTGACGGGCCATCTCCATAGCCTCAAGGTCACGCCGTTCGACGACTACAACGGCACCCGCTACGGCGTGGACACCGGCACGCTCGCGGATCCGCTCGGCCCGCAGTTCGAGAACTATCTCGAGCAGTCGCCCACAAACTGGAGGTCCGGGTTCGTCGTGCTCACGTTCAAGGACGGCCGCCTGCTCTGGCCGGAAGTGGTGAAGGTGTTTGCTCCGGGATTGATCGAGTTCCGCGGCGCGGTGATGGATGTGAGCGCGCTATGAGCTGCCCCCTGATCGCCGCCTGCGGCTTCGCCTACCTGTGGGTGGCGATCGACCAGGGCCTGAAGGGCAATTGGCCGATGTGCGTGGTCTACAGCGGCTACTCCTTTAGCAACATCGGTCTCTACATTCTCGCCAAGTAAGGGAGTCGTCCCCGATGTCAGCCATATCCGACACGCCCCCCTCATTCGATGCGCAAAAGTCAAATCCGAAAGACATTGTGGGCTCGCGCAAGGCCCCCCTGTCCACGGTCCCCATGGGCGTCATCGCCGAGATCGGCGTGGGGATGCTCGAGGGCGCCGCGTAACGTTCCATCCGATTTCGAAGGACAGCACCATGACAGAACGCGTGAGCGTGCTCACAGAAGCACAGGGCCTTGTGCACGGGGACCGCAATGCGGCGTACGGGCATCCGCTCGACGATTTCAGCCGCACGGCCGGCATGGTCAGCGCCATGCTCGCCCACAAGCTCAAAGAGCCCCTGACGGCCGAGGAAGTCGGCATGTTCATGGTGTGCGTGAAGCTCTCGCGACAGGTGAATGCGCCGAAGCGGGACAACGCGGTCGATGGCGCTGGGTATTGGGAAACCGTTCAGTGGTGCATCGACGAGCGCGCGCGCCGCGCCGCCGGTTACGGGGCCGAATTGCCGAAGCACTACACCATCGCCGATTCCGCCGACTGAGTTCTCCTGCAGTTGTCTCCTCCGAGGCATTCGTGCCTCTTCGCCCTCAGCCCTTCGCGGGGTTGGGGGCGTTTTTCTCGTTTCTGGCGCCCCCAATTCGGGTCCGATCATCCCCAAGTTATCCAACACTCCGCCGGTTTGTCGTATAGCTGAACGAATTGGGCGGTTTGTTGAAGAATACGTTCATCAGCGGCACAATCATCACCTGATGCGGCGGCGTGGAAAGCAGACACGCAGCGGTGTTGCCACAAGCGCGCGTGCTGGCTGGCCCCCGACCCTACCGGACGACCGCAAGTCGTGAAAGGGCGTAAGCAAGTATCGGGGTAAGAGCACGCAGAGCCGGAGTAGCGCCCGGCCCGCATCCCTTTTCATCGGAGAAGCGCATGGCTCGGACGGTTGAATCCCTCATCGCGGAGCTTTCGAAGTTTCCGCCAGAAGCGAAGGTGTTCGCCTATGAGGGTGAGATCACCGGGCTGGTGATCTACGTGAACGACAGCTATGCCAAGCAGGGCGTGATCTACTGCCCTGAAGGGGACGAGCCGGTCAAGCCAACGGAGCCACTGTGACCACCAATCAGTACGAAGGGGCGCGCGGCGGCGTCTGTCCGGATTGCAAATGGCCCAGCGGCTCCAAGGTCGCGAAAGCCTGCGATTGCATGCAGGGCGAAGGCCGAAGCCGGGAAGCGCACGAAAGAGCGCTGGCCGAAGCCCGCGAGCTCCAGCGCCTCGGCGTGCCGTTGACGGACCCGCGCTACTACTAGCCCTTCCAGCGCCTCCCAACCATCCACCCGGACCTCTTCACCTTGACCCACGCGTCGGACCGCTCTCCCGGCTTGTACGGCGAGCCCAGGCGCTTCGCAACCAGCCCCTCCAGCCGCAATTGGTGGACCGCCTGCTCGAACAGCGCCCGCCCGTGCTCGGCGTCGAAGTGCCCGACGTACAGCACCGATGGCACTGCGGGCGTCAAGAGCTCCTGCAGCTGGCGCTTGCGCTCTTCGATCGGCAGGGCAATGAGGCTGTGCCCATCCCGCGCGAGCAGGTCAAAGGCGCAGTAGGTGACCGCATCGCACTCCGGGTAGAAGCAGCGGCGCCGCGCCCGGTCCTGCAGCCGGTTGAAGTCCGAGCGGCCGATCTCGTCCAGCACGCAGACCTCGCCGTCAAGGATGTGCGGGCCGCCTGGAAGCCGCGCGAGGCCCTGCGCCACCTCCGGAAACCACTTCGTGCAGTCCGCCCGGTTGCGGGTGGCGAGCTGCACAGCCCCATCCTGCACGCCCGCGATGCACCGGTAGCCGTCATGTTTAAGTTCCCAGATCCAGCCCGGCCGGTCGAACGGCGGCGGATGCCCGCGCTCGGTGAGCAGCATCGGGGCGGGCAGCTTCACGGCTCTTTGGCACCTCGCCCCAGGTGCGAAAAGCTGCCGTTGATGTCCTGATCCTCTTCGGTGCGCACCACCATGCGCGAAGTGGGCTCGGGGCGGATCGCGCCGCGCTTGGCGGCCGTCTCCGCGTCCATGTGGTCAGTGCTCAGGTACGGCTTGCCCTTGCCGAAGCGCGGCGGGAGATACCAGCGGTACAGGATGATTTCGGGCATGGAGCGGGCATCTTAGCCCCGAGGCGTCTCAGGGAAGAATCCTGGGAAGAATCGGCAAAATCCAGCGTATTCCAGCGCAACGCTCCTACGCTCGCACAATGGAGCGAAACCCAGCACAACTGCTCTGACGGTTCGAGTCCCTCCGGGCAGGCCATGGATTCCGCAATGGAATCAAGCACTTAGCCCGATTTCGCGGATCCTCGGGGAAGCTCCAGGGAAAATAGCGCCTCCAGCTTGCCCATCTCCACGGCGTTTTGGCCGCCGTCGATCCACTTCGAGTAGGTGCGCAGGAACTGCTCGATGCTGTGGCCCATTTGCTTGGCCGCGAACGCCGGCGTCATCCCGGCCATGAGCATCATCGTCGCGTAGGTGTGGCGCGTCTCGTAGGGGCTGCGGTAGCGGATCCCCAGGCGCTTCAAGCACGGGCGCCAATACAGCTCGCGCGGCGGCTCGTCATCCGTCCAGCGCTCGCCCGTGCGCGGATCCGGAAAGATCCAGCCGCCCGGCTGCAGGAAAGTGGACGCCTTCTGTTCCTTGAGGAACGCGAGCGCGCGGCTGTTCAATTCGACGTGCCGCGCGACGTTCGTCTTGGTGCGGTCCTTGTGCTCGCCCAGCACCACGCCGGATCCAACGCGCAGGGTCTTGCGCCGCCAGTCGATCGCCTCCCATTTCAGCGCGAGGCTCTCGGAGGTGCGCAGGCCGGTGAAGAACTTGACGCCGAAGTAACGCGCGACCTGCTCGCCGTAGTGCTTGGCGAGACCCGCGAGAATCGCCTCCACCTCGTCCCGGTCGAACGGGTCCGGCTCCGGATCCTGGTGGGCGAACTTCTCGATGCTCGCCGTCGGGTCGCGCAGCATCACGCCGTCCTCGATGGCGAGGGCCACAGCCTGCCGGAGCACGCTGAGCTTGTTGTTGCGGGTCTTGCCGGTCCATGTCGGCTCGCTCGCGAGGGCCGTGAGCACGTCGCTCTTGACCACGGCGCGGGCCGGTTTCTTGCCGAGCTTGGCCTTCCACCAGTCGCGCGCCACGCGGTAGCCCTTGAGCGTGCTCGTCTCCTTGCCCACCAGCGACTCGTACCAGGTGTCCAGCCGGTCGCCCAGGCTCACCCCGGAGGCGGTGGTCGCGTTCTTGCTGGCCGGGAAATAGTCGGCATAGACGAACGTGCCGAAGCGGATCTTGTCGCGGATCTCGCCGGCCAGCCGGTGCGCGTAGCGGACATTCGCGGGCGTGGGCGCCATGGGCTTGCCGTCCGTCTTGAGGGTTTCCTTGCGCTGCTCGCCTTCGAGCGTGAAGCTGATGCGAATGGAGGACTCGCGGACCTCTACGCCGTTCCCGTTGCGCCCCATCGCTCGTATCCCTCCAGGTCAATCAGCACGCGCCCATCGCGTTTCACCCATTGCCGCCCCTCCACCCAGATGCCGCGGTGGATCTTGGTGCGGATGGCCGACGCCGACAGGCCCGTGACGGCCTCGGCCAGCTCAATGGTAACGAACCGCGCCGGGGTGAGCCGGATGACGGTCGGGCTGGGGTCGTTGGCGGCCGTCCGCTCAACCGGTACTGCGCTCATCTCTCGTTGCTCCCCGACTTGCTCCCGGAGTCCGCCAGCGGCGCCTCGTCCCACTCCAGCGCGTGCGGGGCGGCGGTGCGGCAGCGGGCCTGCCCGCAGTCGAAGGGGTTGACGCTGAATATCTCGCACAGCCGCGCGAACGGCCCCCACGTCAGCCCGTCCTCGTGCTGCGTCTTCACGAAGAACGGGCGCTGCTCGGGCAGCATGTCGCTGTCGTCGTCCACGATGGCATAGTGCAGCACCTCGGGGCGGTTCTCCAGCCACGCGGCGATTTCCTTGCCGCGCGGGCCGAGCAGGCTGGGAGTGCGGTCGATGATCGGCAGTCCCAGCGCCGGGCCGATCTCATGCCAGTCGGGGTCATTCCGCCAGCTTGACGACAGCACGATCTGAATGCCGGCCGCCTCGCACAGACCGCGCACGAGGGACACCGCGATCATGTCGAACTTGGGAAGATGGGCGTCCGTCACGCTGTGCGGGTAGCCGTTCAGGGCGACCACGGAACGATGGCTGTTGAGCACGCCGTCGATGTCGAGGAATAAGACTCTCACGTCACTCTCTCCCCATGCGCTGAGCGCAGCGCGGCGGCGAGCTCTCGCGCACTTACGCAGTCCTTCAGGAAGAACGCTTGACTCGCCAACAGCTCCAATTTCTCTGCTGCTTGTCGCAGCAGGAGAGAGACTGCGGGGGGAAGGGCGCGGCGGTTCCATGCTGCAATGGCTTCGGCGCGCTCGCGATTGAAGACTTGCGCCGGGCATCCGGTGCACTCAACGTAGTGCAACCCGTTGGGTCGCTGCTGCTCCTCAGCTTCGTCGCCGCAGAACGGACACGGTAGCGGCTCCATGGCCTCGCGCTGTTGCTCACTGGCTGTCATTGGCTCTGCTCCTTTCCGAGGGCAGCGGCAGCGCGGCGATGTGCGGACAGGAAGCGCGCGCGGCCCTCGGCTTCGTAGAGTGCCTGCGCGGCGGCCGACAAGTACACGCCGTTCGGCGCCTGCTTTGCGAGGGCCAATTCCTCGTGCGGGCAAAGCAATTCGCCTTGCGTCAGCATCTGTTTGTCATCCATTGGCATCTCCTTGGCTGGTGCCGCTCGAGCGGATGGCGGCCGACAGAGTCGGCAGCGGCACGTTCGGCCCCATGTCCGTGTGCAGGCGCGCGATGATTTCCTCGCAGGCGAGTTGGTAGCCCGCATGGAAAGGCGTTGGCATGTTCGCGTCTTTGCCGCCGATGGGCATGCCTTGCACGGCCTCGGCGATGCCGATTGCGCGCCTCTGCTCGATGGCTGCGGCCAGTTCGATGCTTTGGTCGGCCTCTGCTTCCACGCGCTCGCGCTCGTCCTGGCGGATGCGCTGCTCCAGGGCGGCGAGCACGGCGGGTGTGCAATGAACGGCGACGACCTCGTTCGCGTCCCATTTCATTGCAATGGCGGCGCCGCACTCGCGCGCGAGGGCCAGCAGGGGGGCGGTGTCAGCGCTCATGCGGCTTCCTTTGCGTACAGGCCGATCAGGCGCTCCCGATGCCGCGTGATGCGTTCCAGCCGCTCCTTGAGCACGTCATTGCACCCTTGGATGAAGTCGTGCGCGGATTCGTGGATGAGGCCCCACAGAAACACGAACGGAAACGTGGCGACGAGCAGCAGCGCCAGCGTGATGAATGGCACCCATTGCAGGCGAAACACGATGCGGGCGCCCAGTGGCACGCCGCTTTCCTTAAGTGTTTTCAGGCTGTCAGCGCTCATGCGGGGTCTCCTTGCGGCATGAAACAGTGCGAGCAGCACACGCAGCCCGACTTGCCTTCCAACCAAACGACAGCGGTGTGGCCGCTCAGGATTTGCGCTGGGGTGCGGGTGCGCAGCCGCTGGGGCTGGCCGAGGTTAATCACCTCGTAGTAGTCCACCGCGTCACCCACGGCGAAGCGCCGGTTGAAGGCGGCGACTTCCCGCTCCAGGTTCTTCGTTTTCATGCGGTGTCTCCTTGGCGGGTGAGGGCGCGGGCGCGGTCCCGCTCGCTCTGTTCGCGAATCAAGCGTGCGCGAGCCTCCGGGCCGGGGTCTGCGAGGGCTAAAGCCTCGCGGATGCGCTCACGGTGAGCGCCCCACCAAATGAACAGGTCTTCCTTCGTCTGCGCTACAACCTTCGCCATAAACGCATCGGGGAAGCGCCCGAACGTCTTGGCGTACTCGGCATAGATCGCATCCATGCCATCCAGCGGCGAGAGCGTCTCGAACGAAAAGTTCGCGGTCACAGGGTCGCGCAGCACCTCCATCGCGCTGTCGGCTGACTGCGCTGCCCCGGTGAGGGCGGTGGACAGGTGGTTGCGTAGGGATTCGCGGGCGGCGTACATCTCGGCAATCTCCCCGATGTAGAGCGCCGCGAGTTCTCGCGCCCGCGCTTCATCGCCCATACCGGGATACTTGGCAAGGCTGAGGGAGTTCTCGCGCAGGTGAGAGGCGGTCTCCCGGAGTCGCTTCACCCACTGCGCATCCACGCCAGAGGCGGCTGGCTGCGCTGCCACCGCATGGACACAATCAGCGCCATGCGGGCAGTCGGGCCAAGGACATTGCGCGGGAGAGGACAGGGCTGCGCGGGCTTGCCATGCCGTCCATGCGAAATTGGTGTGGCCGCTCTCGTAGCCCTCGCCAAACACCCCTGTCCAGTGCCCCTCGCGCGTCAGGTGCCAATGCAGGCGACGAGCATACGCTTCAAACGCTTCCCGCTCTGCCGTGACGGCTTGGGTCTGGTCAGCGGTCATGGGTGGCTCCCGGCTTCTGGCTCGTCCAGTTCTTGTCGAAGTCGCGCGCGGCCGCGTCCGGTGTGTCACCGAAGCCGCACACGCCGTCTTGCAGGTTCTCGCCGTACAGGGCGCACCACGCGGTGCCATCGGGGAACACGCGCGGGCGCATCAACACGGATGGACGGCGGCGTTCTTCCTCGACCGCCAGTGCGGCACAGGCCGCGTTGTGCTGCATCTCGGCAACATAGCTCTGATCCATCACTTCCCTCCTGTGTCTTGCGGGGCGAGCGGCACGATGCCGTTGACCTCGCAGAACTTGCGGATACATTCCCTTGCGTGCGTGATGGGGCCGGAACGCGAGCTCTTCGCATCCCACACGGCCCACACTTCATCGTCGGTCAGCATCCGCACTGCGCGGGAGAGGGCGGCGCATCCCGCTCCGAATGCGAACAGCTCATCTGCCGTCAGGTGGACGCTGCCGACGCCGGGCTCCCAAAGCTCCATCTGCCGCGCCAAACTCTCCATCGCATCCCGCTCGCTTGCTGCGGCTGCTTCTCGCTCAGTCATGGGGCACCTCACGGACAAAGCGGGCGTTGTCGGAAACCTGAAACCAGCCATCGCAGCCCACGCTTTTCATGCCGTGCGGGCCTTGCCACTCGCGGCGCTTGTGCTGGTACTGCTCGCCGCGAATCTCGCTCAGGTCGTCGCCGTCGATGCCGATGATGTCGCCGCAGTGCGGGCACTTCACGCAGTAGTCGCCACCGTCCTTGCTGACGCGCGTCACGTCGAGAATTTCGTCAGTCGCCATTGCGCTCTCCTTGGTTGTTGCGAAGGGCGGCGTCTGGCAAGAACCGTGCGTGGTGGTGAATCAGCTGCGCGAGTCCGTCATCCCATGTGCCAGCTTCGCGGTGCGGGCTGTAGATGCACGCATCCTCGATGCTCTGGATGGCCTTGCGCAGCCGCGCTGCGTCCTGCGCCACTTCGGATGCTGGGGTGGGTGGGGTGGCTGCGAGCAGGTCATTCGCCAGCTCCCACAAGATGGCCTCCGCGATGCTGTCGGCTTCGGGCCGTGCGTGCCATCCGCCCACACCATCCTTCCACGCGCCGACCGCGCCGTCCTCATGCCTCTTGAAGTTCCAGCCTGCGGGCAGCGCCACTGGCTGCGGCATCCCCGCTGGTGCGGGTGCTGCGCTGCCTACAGCTCGGCCATCTGCCGGTCGATCTCCCTGATCTTGTCGGCCAGGCGCTGCGCGCTCTCCAGACGCGTCACCTTGCAGAGCGTCAAATACCTGTCTCTGCGCTCGCGTCGCAGCCGCAGGTAGGCGGAAAGCCTCGTCGGCGAAGCCAGCAGGCGCAGTGCTTTGGAGATAGTCATAGATGCCTTGCATGTACGCGATCAGGTCTGCGGGCGCTGCGAGCAAGTCCTCGAACAGCCGTGCGAGCTGTGCGCGCAAGGGCGCCTCGGGCAGGCACTGCAAGGCCGTGTCGCAGCGCTGGCGCAGCGTCATCCCCTCCGGGGGGGCTGCGGGTGCTGCGCTGGTCGGCTGCGCTGCGGGCCAGCGCAAAGGCGTCTTCGGGCCGAAGCCGTCACGCTCAATCACTTCGCCGGTCGGCTGCACTGTCACGCAGGCGGCGAGAGCGGCGCGCGACACGTTGTAGGCCGCGATGCGATCTCGCACCGACTGGTCCCACTCGGACCAGCAGCCCTGCGCGGACCATTCGACCTTCACTGCGTCGAGCAACTGGCAAATATCCGGCAGCAACGCGTCAAGCGGATGGCCTGCGACGGCGCGTGCTGCCGCAGCGCCAGGCGCGGCGCTGGTCTTCTCAGCGGTGGGGTGTTGTTCTTTCATGGGGCAGGGCTCCGTCAGGCGGCTTACTTCAGGCGATGGCGCGTGATGCTGGCGATGCCGTTGGGCAGGGCCGCCGTGCTCGCATCGCTCGTGACCTGCGCGGGCTCCTCCAGAAACCCGGCGCGCTCTTGGCCCGTCGCCTTCAGGTAGTCCACTTCCACCTTGGCCGTGTCCACCAGCACGCTCGCCACTTGCGCCACGGCGCGGGCGCGGTCCGGCTCCATCGGGTTCTCGCGGTTGCGAAGGTCGGCCAAGGTGGCGAGTAGGTGCTCGCGCAGCTGGTTGATGTGGGGTGCGCTCATGCGTTGCGTTCCTGTGCCTCGCGGGCAATGCGGTTGACCTGGCGCGTGATGGCGCCTTTGAGTTGGACGAGCTTCGCCAGCTCGGGCGAGCGCTCGCGGGGGTGGTTGCGACGGGCCAGCTCGGCGCGTGGGATGCACTCCAGCCGGTCGGCGGTGATGTCCTCCAACACGGCGGTACGCTGGCCGGCCTTGAAGCAGACGGCGTGCCCCTTCGGGATCGGGCCGTGCGCAGCCTCCCACACCAGCCGATGCACGGCGATCCAGCGCCGGGCCGGGAAGATCGACGGGTCGTCCGTGACCTTGCGCTCCAGATAGCCGTCCTTGCTGAGGCGATGCGAGCCGAGCGGCACGTAGTTGCGCGCCTCGTGCGCGAGCCGTCCCGGCTTGAACTGCGTGCGGCGGCAGTTCTCGTGCAGGCCGGTCGATCCCTTCACGCCCTTGTTCCACGACTTCTGGCCCGGCCGGAACTGCGTGGCGACCATGCGCGGGTCGGAGCGTCCGCGCTGGATGCGCCCGGCTGTTTCGCTCGCGAGGAATTCGGGCGACTTGCGGATGCCGCGTGCCTTCGCCGCAGCATAGACGCGCTTGACGGGGCACTCCAGCCACGCGGCAACGTCTTCTGTATGGCACTCCGGGTACATGCTCGCCAACAGGGCGATCTCATCCGCGCGCCAGAATCTGCGCGTCCTGCTCATTGCGCCGCCTCCTGCTGGGAGGACGGGAGGGCGGGGCGCCGGTTCAGCACGCGGCCCAGCTCCCACACGCTGGCCGGGCGGCTGTGCTGAAAGCGCGCCGGGTTCTTCGGGCTGCGCTGGGCCTGCGAGGCATCGCGCATGGCGACGCGCTGGCGCTTCAAAGCCGTGCGCACTGCCATGTCGCTCACGGAAAAGACCGCGGCGATCTGCCGGCGCGAGTGGCCTTCGGCGTACAGCTCGGCTGCACGCAGGCGCTGGGCGGGGGTGAGGGCGAGTGGGCGCGGCATCAGGCGGCCTCCTTCTGCGCGGCCGTGCGCAGGTGGGCGACGAGCGTGTCCACCATCGCGCCGAACTGCTCGGCGGCGAACAACTTCGCGGCCTTGTCCACGGCGACCGGCTGGAACCCGAGCCGCGCGAGGCCTTCGGCGCTGATCTGCAGTGGCGCGAGGCGCTCGTTGATCTGGCCCAGGCGCAGCAGGGCGCCGGCCGCGGGCGCCGGGCTGGGCATCGGGATCACGACCGGCGCTGCTGCTTGCGTGACGGGCGCGGGCGGCGCGATCGGGGCGGCGGCAGGTGGTTGCACGGCCCGCGCGGCTTCGGCGGCCTGACGCGCGGTTTCCCGGTCGCGCGCCTCCTGCTCGCGCTGCAGGCGGGCGGCTTCCTCGGCGCGGATGCGCTCGCGCTCGGCTTCCAGGCGGCGCTCTTCGGCCGCCTTGTGCTCGGCGATGCGGCTGGTGATGACGGCGCGGCAGTCCTCGGGCGCCTTCAGGACCAGCTGCGCCGTGTCAGCGAACAGGAACGCGTGCGCGGCGGCGAGTTCACGCAGCTGGCCGATGTTCTGCAAGATCGTGTTGCCGATCTCGCTGGCGGTGATCTTGGCGCGCGCCAGTTCCGTGTCGATGGCGTTGCGCACGCTGTCCACAGTTTTCTTGCCGCTGATGGCGCCGGCAAAGTCGGCGGCGATGGCGGGCATGTACGGCTTGCCGATGGTGGCATTCAGGCCGGCGATGTGCGCGGCCAGCGCATCTTTGCCGCGCTGGACTTCTTCGGCGCGAATCTGCTCCTTGCGGGCCTTCACCAGCTTTTCGCTGGCGAGCCGGGCGGTGCGCGCCACGCTGCGCAGGTCGGCGATGGTGCGGGTGATCTGCTCCACGCTTTGCACTTGCCCCAGCGCGTTCGCCTCGGCGCCGTCCAGTGCATCCTCGGCGCGCTTCAGTGCCTTGCAGGCGGCGTCGCAGTCGGCGAACTCCTGCTCGGTGGACGGCTTGGCCGGGATGCGGCCAATGAACTCGCGCAACATCCGGCCGAACACATCGAGGTTGGAGTGGACGGTGAGCGCGCCTTGCATCTGCACCGAGACGGCGGGCAGGGCCTCGATGGGCGCGGCGGTGACGACGTCGGCGGCGGCCGGCGCGCGGTAGCTCGCCAAGTCCTGCGCGAACTGCTCCCAGCCGGCAATGATCTCGGCGCGCAGGGCCGGGTCGCTCGCGTACCAGCAGTGGCGCGACTCGACGCACTCGGCGCCTTCCCATCTCGTCGCCATGAACAGCACGCGCTCGGCGCCAGACACCAGCAGCTGCTGCTCCATCTGCACGCGGTAGTGCTTGGGCAGGCCGTAGCCGTTGCCCGGATCGCGCATGCAGGCGCGCAGGTCGTCGTTCAGCGTCTTGTGCTCCCAGGCCGTGTCGCCCATCAGGGTCAGGCCGTCGAACGACGCCGACAGCTTGCCCGCGGTGCCGATCACGGGCGCCAGGTCGTCGCCGATGATCTGCTCGGCCAGCGGCCGGGCCAATGCCTCGAAGCGATGCCCGTCATCGAAGCGGCGCTGCGTGCCCGCGTCCACGGCGGCGCGCAGGCCGGTGTGCATCTCGTGCAGCAGCTGCGTGCGGCTCTTGTATGGTGAACAGCCGAGCATGGCCGGCGCGTCGCTGGCGTTGAAGTGCTGGGCGCGGTGGGCGTGCCATTCGGGCGTGCCTTGGGTGAGGTGGTGCGTCTGCATGGTTCTTACTCCGCGGGGGGCGTTTCGTTGGCAGCGGCCGGCGCGGCGTCGCGGATGCGCTGCTTCTGCGCTTCCGTGAGCTGGCCCTTCGTCTCGGCCCAGGCGATCACGTCATCCGGGCTGCGGCCCTTGTCCAGCGCCGCCTTGAACTTGGGCAGCTGCTTGTCGAAGGCCTCGTCGGGCCAGGTCGCTGGGGCGGCCGGCTGCTCGGGCTGGGCGTCATCGGGATGGCGCGCGAGGTGATCGCGCAGCGCCTCGTCCATGTCCTCCAGGTCCTGCGAGAACATGTCGCTGGCGGCCGTCACGTTCAGGACCATCGCGATCTTGGCGCGCTTGTTCGCCATCTTCAGCACCGTGTTGGCGAGGTCGGCCGGCTCGGTGCGCACCTGCTTTTGCATGTAGAAGCCGCCGCCTTTGGCCTTGGCGTACTTGTTGCGACGCAGGTGGGCAGGCGTCTCGTCCCACTCCTCGTCGCATACGGCCTTGCGCCACTTGTACTTTTCCTCGCTGCTGGAGGCTTCGCCCAGGCCCGAGCCGAGCACGGTGCCCGAGAGCTGGTGCGAGCCCGTGCAGGTGACGCGGTAGCGGATCATGTCCGGCGTGGAGAGGTCTTCCGCCAAGTAGCTGTCCGCGATGCGGAAGGACATGCACAGCACCTCGGCGCCCGGCTTGAGCAGTGTGGGCTTGTCGCCTGCGCCCGGGATCTTTCCGTAGTGCACGCCTTCCTTCATCACCGCGCGCATCACCTCCTGCACGGTGGCGACGTGGCTGATGATCTCTGCGACGGCCATGCGGCCGGGGCTTTGCGTGGTCGCGAGCGCGCCAGCCTGGGGCCGCATTTCGACTACTGCGTTCATGTTGTTCTCCGGTTGGATAGTCAAAACAGCGGCCACAGCACAGCGGCATTGGTGGCAAGGAACCACACGGCCACCAGCGCAGCGATGGCGATCAGTGCCCCCATGAGCACGGCCTGACAGGTCGCCTGGATCTGCTCGGGGCCGATGAGGGTTTCGTCCTCCGGTTCGGGGGCGGCGTCGAACTCCATCGGCCGGCACCCCAGCTTCATGCAAGCCGATACGCTGTCGCACCCCTCACAGATGAACCCGATGCGGTGCATGTTGTGCTGGCAGATGTTGGAGTCGCACATCACTTCCTCCGTTGTTCAAGACGGTTGCGGGCCAAGACGAGCCGGGGCATTTCGGGGCTGAGCGGGTTGCAGTTGCGCATCAGGAAGCGCAGCCACGCAAGCCGCCACATGTCGGTGATCGGGCGCAGGGGCTTCACGGCAGCGCCTTTCCGCAGCACGCGCAGCGGCTCGCGTCCAACTCGCACACCATGGGCTGCAGGTCGCAACCGCAGAAAGGAGACTCGCTGAGTTCTTCGTCTTCGTCGCGCAACTCGTAGTCGCCTTCGCGTCTGCTCAGGGGCGACATGAACGGCCAGGGGCGGAAGGCGTGTTTCATTCGTCGCCTTTCATGGGTTCGCCGAGCGAGCCATCGTCTTTGACGGTGGGAGAGGATTCGCCGTAGCACTCGCGCTGCTCCGTTGCGAGTCGGTCGCACTCCGGGCATCCGGAGATATGCACGGCGATGTATGTCTGGCCGGGGCGGGGCAGGAGGTGTCCGAACTCGCACAGGCACATGTGCATCGGCTCGCTCATGGCCGGTCCTCCAGCGCGCACTCCTTGCGCAGGTTGTCCCAGTGATCCGCCTCGGCCGCTTCGCGCTCATCGCCGTGTGCTTCGAGCACAAGGGCCTGGATGGCTGCGTACTGGCGGGCATCGAACAGGTCGATGCATTCGACGCCTCCGACTTTCACGCTGGAGACTTGGGCGCTAGCCGCGTAGGGCGGGTCGATCCGGCTGCCTGCGAAGCCGCGCTCGTAGTCGTATTCGCACTCCAGTTGGACGCCGCAGTAGTTCACGGTGGTGCGGCTCATGACGCCTCCGCGACGGGGTGGGCTGCCTGCAGCGCATTTGCGTGCCGAGTCAGGGCGGCGGCCAGTTCCAGCGCTTCGACCGCGCCCAGGGACAGCTTGTTGCTGATGCCACCCTTGTCAGCAGTCAAGAGCAGGCAGGCATCCGGGCCACCCGCGTCGTACTGCATGACTGCCATACGCAGGCCGCCGTCCATGTAAATGTGCGTGGACTTGTCGTGCTGGTTGACCTGCAGCGATTCGGAGGCCGTGGGCTTCGTGCGCGACTTCATGCCAGCGAACATGGCCGCGGCCACAGACATAACGAGGGGATCGTTGCTCATGCTGCACCCCACACGGCTGCTTCGACCTCCGCCGCCGCATGCACCGTGGCGATGTGGCGCATGTCCATGTACCGGCGTTGTGCGGCCTTCTTCCAGCCCAGTTGCGCATCCGGCTTGGCATCCCGATGCAGCGGACGCGGATAGGCAACGCGTCCCTCCAGCTCGGTGCATTCGATGACCGGGCGCACTTCGCAGATCGCCCCGCCGCCCAGGAGCGGCAGCGTCGATTGCGCCGCTTCGGTCGCATCGACGAACCAGCCGCGCGAGCTGGACTCGGTTTCGCCCGGCCGCATCACGGTGATTTCGAA